TGATTCTATTGGCAAATATACAAACAACCATGTCTTTGACCGATAGAGTCACAGGCACTTTAAATAAAATCTATGCGACCATGGAGCGTGTCAAAAACGCAGGTTCTGGCATAGATAAAGCCATGAAGGCTCAAGAATCTGCTATGAAAAAAGCTGGCGATTCTGGTCAATATTTTGTCAATAAAGCCGGACGAGTTATTGATATTAACGGTAGATTTATAAGTAGTGCAACGCTAGCAGCTGCAGGGCTCAAAAAAGAAGAACTGGCTCTAAGAGATTTAGGGAATGCTTCGAATCATGCTTCTAACAAATTAAGTAAGTTAGGATCTTTGAAAGGTCTATTGAAGACTGCTTTAGCTAGTATTGCAGTCGTTAAAACTGCCAAACAAGCTATAAATATGTCAGACGAGTATGCTAATATGCACGCTCGTTTAGATATGATCCGTGATGGTACGCAGACGACAGAGCAATTACAAAAGTCTATCTATACATCTGCACAACGTACAGGTTCAGCCTACACAACCATGGCGAACGGTGTCGCTAAGATGCGGATGCAGGCTGGCGATGTTTTCCAAAACAACGGCGAAACAATTGCCTTTTTGGAAACCATGAACAAATCCTTTGTAGTCGGTGGTGCAAGCATCGAAGATCAAAAAAACGCCATGCTTCAGCTTACTCAGGCTATGGCTAGTGGTAAGTTGCAGGGTGATGAGTTGCGTTCTCTAGCTGAGACTTCACCAGCCTTAATTCAAGCTATTGCCAATAAGCTAGGCGTTAGCCGTGGCGAGGTTAAGAAGCTTGGAGCAGACGGGAAGATTACGGCCGACATTGTCAAAACTGCCATGCTAGATGCAAGCGAAGCGATTGATCAACAATTCCGCAATATGCCCCTAACTTGGGGCAGGGCATGGCAGAACTTCCTGAACTTTGTGACCAAGGCGTTTGAGCCAATATCGATTAAGATTAATCAGATAGTGAACTCGTCAGCTTTCCAACAATTTGCCCAGATTGTAGCCACGGTGCTTCAATATGTCGTCCAAGCCGTTATCTTTGCCATGGATATGATTGGGGCTGTTTGGAGTATGTTGGCGCCGATTGCTCAATTTGTCATTGACAACTGGTCTGTTATTCAACCGATTATTATTGCCGTAGCAATCGCTATAGGGACTTATGTAGTTGCGATGAATGCAGCGGAAATCGCCACTAAACTATTTAGTATTGCTACCAACGTGGCCAAAACAGCAATGGCTGGTTTGAATGCAGTTATGGCAATGAACCCAATCATGTTGATTGTCATGGCGGTCATCATTCTGATTGGTCTCTTCTATGCCTTAGTCGCATGGTTTAACAACCTTACTGGTGCAGCTGTATCAGCTACAGGAATCATCATAGGGGCTATATTTTACCTAGGAATGACCATTTGGAATATACTTCTTAGTATTGCCATCAGGCTATCTTAACTATTTTGATAGGTATTTTAGACTTTATCGACTGGTTTGTTACTGGTGCTGTTAACTTATGGAACGAGATGTCTTTCCAAGTTCAAAGCGCTTGGTATGATATCGCTCAAGGCGGCCGTGATATGGCTGTCGCTATTGCAGGTTTCGTAGATAATATGGTCAATAGTGTTATTGGTGCAGTTGAGGGTATGATTAACTCTGTTCTTGGCGGATTTAACAAGATGATAGGGTTCTTAAATGGTCTTGGGTTGAACGTCAAAGCAGTTGGTTCAGTCTCACTAACCAGAAGTAACTTCGCTGGAAATATCGCTGGTGCAATTGATAGTATGCAGAAACCAGTCAAAAAAACCTTTGAAGGTCTGCACTTGGCAGATGGTCTGAAACAACACAAAGCTAGTTTAGAAACTCCGCACCTTGACACTCCACAACTAAATTATCTTGAACTTGGAGACCGAATGGGAGCCTTTAATAAAGGGTATGAAATCGGTAAAGGTATCGATAAGGCTGTAGGTGGTTTCTTCAAAGGAGCTGGTGATGCCAACGGTGCAGGAAACAACTTCTTGGGCGACCAAGGAAAAACACCTTATGAACTCAGCCCAGCAAGTTCAGTACCTGGACAAGGAGACGGAGGAAAAGGCGGTGGTGGCCACAATCCAACTGGTGGTAAATTAGATAAAGTCGGCAAGATTGAAGATGAAATCAAACTGGACGATGAATACATCAAGTTAATTAAGGATGTCGCGACCATGAAGTGGCAACAGAACTTCATTACCTTGAAACCAGAGATTGTCACCAACATTGACTCCATTAATAACGCTGGCCAGTATGCTAACGTATTGGATGATTTGAATGCAACGATTGTAGACGCTTTGAATAATGGCGCTGACGGACTCATGGCTTACTAGGAAGGAGGTAGCAGATGTTTATATTTATTGAAGGTATTAAATTGCCAGTGAATCCAGAAGAAATCAAACTGGAGGACAAACAAGGAATTGAGACGGTTGCTATCATCGATACTGGTAACGTTCCGCTTGTCGGAAATCCAGAGCTTCAATCGATTGAGTTTGAATCCTTTATTCCTAGTGGAAGATACGATGGGAACTACCAACGAAATAGCCGTGTCTCTCCAGAATCCTTTGTATCATCTATTCGTAAATTTAAGACGGAAGGCACTCCTATTCAACTCATGATTGGGGGTGCTTTTGGTTCTGCTATTAACGGGAAATTTCTAGTGGAACAATTCGATGTCTCTACCAAGACGGGATATGAAAATGACCTGATTTATAAGATTAAGTTCTTACAATATCGGTCTCACAAACCACGAAAGGTCACTATCAAAGATAAGCAAGCGCTTGAGGCTACTAAAAAGAAACCTCAGGCGAAAGCTACTGAAGAACGTAGCCCTACGACTGAGAAACCTGCTCAAAAAAGCCATACGGTTGTGAGTGGCGATACTCTTTGGGGGATTGCTCAAACTTTTTATGGAGATGGCAGCCGATATACTGAAATTTACGAAGCCAACAAAGACAAAATCAAAGACCCTCATTGGATTTACCCTGGACAGGAGTTCGTGATACCATGATGCAATTATTCTATCAGAACAATAAAACTGGAGATACATGGGATTTAGCAACTGTGTCTGAAAAGGTCGAATTCAAGACAACTAGAAAAGGGTCAGCTTGGAGCGTGGAGATTAGCTTGTACAACTCTACAAAAATAGCCTTTGAATATGGTTCTCCGCTCGCTTTCAAGCTAGATGATAAAGAGGTGTTCTTCGGTTATTTGACCAAAATCAAGTACGAAAAAGATACCAAAACAACCTTGACCTTCCACGACCAGATAAAGTACTTACTACGCAATATCAACTTTGTTGCTAAGGACAAAAACGTCAATCAAATAGTCTCGGCAATCGCAGGAGATTTTGATTTGAAGATTGGGGAACTAAAAGCCCCAGCCGTGACCTTATCCCCTCAGTTGAAGGAAGATAAGAAGGCTCTGGATATTATCCAAGAAGCCATGGACGAGACCTTAGTACAAAGTGGAGAATTGCTAGTCCTATATGACAAGTTCGGAGAGTTGACGCTAACGACTCCGAAAAATTTACCAATCCAGTACATTATCGGAAATGAATCCTTTATGTCTAGCTTTGAGTTTGAAGGTTCGATTGAAGATAGTGCTAATATTGTACGCTTGATCCAGGAGAACAAAGAAACCAAAAAGAGAGAGGTCTACATCTATCAGGACAGCTACAACATCGGTGCTTGGGGAAAACTCCAGTACATGAAAAAAGTGGATGAGAAAGCGACTGAGGGGCAAATCAAGCAATGGGGCGAAATGCTCTTGAAGATGAAAAACCGTCCCAAAGAAACTTTCAGTCTAAAAGCTGATATTGGAAGTATTGACTTTTTAGCAGGTCATGCAGTCTATGTGGATGTCAAGGATATTGAGAAGAAGGGGTGGTATGTCATTGAAGAGGCAAATCATTCTTTCAGTGCAGAAAAGCACACGATGGAAATTAAATTATTCATGGCAGGAAGTGAGTAGATGGAAGTAATAGAAAATCTAAAGAAATTGATTAGTAATTTCATTGAAAATCGCCAGTTCGCCAAGATAACGACTGGTGTTGTTTTATCGGTTTCTCCGCTCAAAATCCAATTGACCAATGAGTTGATTTTAGATGATTCCATGCTTGCTGTCACATGGACCGATGAGGCATTGGATCCTGAGTACGTAGGTCAAACCCTTCATCTCATCAGACAAGATGGTGGAGGGTTTTATTATGTCTTGTACAAGAAAATTTTCCACTACAAGCGCAAAGTGAAAGGGGGTTCTGATGAATGAGTACTCCTAAAACAAACTTTTTAAACATCGCTAAAAATGTTGTCGAAGCTAAGAAACAACCTAGCTTAACACTAGATGAAACCAATATCTTGCTAGAAACAGATGGCATTCATGCTCTGAAGCAATCAATCAGACGCATGCTGACGACTGAACGGTTTATCTATACGATTTATGATCATCGGTACGGTGTCGAGTTAGATGCTCTATTTGGTGGGGATATGGATTATGCCCAGATGGATATCGCACGACGCATAAAAGAGGCTTTGTATGAGGATGACAGGATTCATGAGGCACATTCTTTTTCTACTAAGGTAAAGAAAGATGAGTTTTACGTGCAGTTCATGGTTGATAGTGATTTTGGAACATTTGAGATGGATTTGGAGGTGAAACGATGATAAAGGTAAAAACATATCCAGAAATTTTAGAGGATATGCTGGCCTTGTTTGATGATAAGTATGACAAAAGACAAGGATCTGTCTTGTACAATCTAGTTGCGCCTGCAGCTCGAGAAGTTGCCATTCAGTATACGGTCTTAAAATCGTATGAGGAAGTCAACTTTTTAGATACGAGTACAGGAATTTTCCTAACTCGTTTGTGTAGGCAATTCGGAGTTGAACGATTGCCAGCTACGGCATCAGTTCGACTGGTTCAATTTAAACAGGAAATCCCGCTTGGAACTCGTTTCAGTGTGGTTAATAGTGAGTATAATTTCCGTGTCTTAGAACGTCGCTCTGGATTTGAATATAGTGTAGTAGCTGAACAAGTTGGTAGTGCTCCTAATTATGTAAGAGGTCAACTCATCAACATTGATGTATTGAGCGACTTTAAAGGAGCAGAAATCGGCTCTGTTATCGTCGTAGGAGAAGACGAAGAGACGGATAAACAACTCCGTAAACGGACCATTGAGTATCTGAAAACACCGACCTTGAACGGGAACATCGCCCAATACAAGAAATGGGCAAGTGAGTTCGTTGGTGTTGGTTCAGCACTTATTGAACCGCTTTGGAAAGGACCTAATACAGTTCGTGTATCTATTACGGATGCCGACGGTAATGAAGCTAGTTCGGAACTTGTAAACAAGTTCAAGAATTACTTAGATCCTGAACCAAGTGGCCACGGTTTAGGTGTAGCTCCGATTGGTGCTTATGTGACCGTTCAGTCAGTAAGTGGCTACAATGTTCGTATTACTGCAACTATCAAAATTGATGAAGATGTAGATATTGAAACAATCAAGAACGAAGCTAAAACTCAACTTATCAAATACTTACGTGAAGAAGCATTTGAAGAAAAAGAGGTTCGGAATTATAAAGTTGCTACAATCATTGACAGAATTAATGGGGTTCGCGATGTGGACCGTATTTTGTTGAACGACAGGGAACAGAGTATAGAATTATCAAACACAATGCTTCCTAAGCTAACGGAGGTAACTATTAATGTCGCACGTTAGATATCGTATGTTATCGGCTTTGCCAGAGGTCTTAGATCCAACCATCAATGATTTGTTTGAAACTGAGATTCCAGAGTTGGAATTGATTACAGACTTAATTTTTGATACCAGACGGTTGATGCTGCTGCCAGAAGCGACAGAAGACTGGCTTGCAAGATGGGAAAAGGCCCTTCAGGTAAAACCGAAAACGACCGACTTGGAAGAACGAAGACGTTATCTAATCACTTTAATTTCTTCCAAAATCAAAATTAACTCAGTGAGCTTACAAAAAATTACAAAGAGCTTTACGAATGTCAATAACTTAGTAACGGTCAAGGATTCAGCGGTACATATCCGATTTTTAGGAGAGCTACCGACTGGATACTTGAACCGTTTTTTAAAGTATGTGCGTGAGTTGATTCCTGCTCACTTAGGGATCCAATTCTCAGTTGAAGCGCCAATGATAAATAAAATTTATATTAGTGGACACACGCTTTTAGATGTTCGTACAGTTCGATTCAAGTAAAAGAAAGGAGCGATTAGATGGGATATTTTATCCAGCCGATACTGACCGATAAAGCAAGTAGCGAAACAGCTCTAGCTATTCAAAATAGAGAGCCGTTAGTATTTACTCGTATTGCTTTGGGAAGTGGTCGGCATCGGACAGACGCTGGTAAGAAAAACGATGTAGCTCAAGTGGTTCATTCTCTACAAGTTGCACAATCTATATCGACCGAAACAGCAGATACAATACGTATCGTGGCACGATTGGATAATTCACGTATCGAGCGTGAAATGATTGTCAATGAAATCGGTGTATTTGCAAAACGTGGGAATCACGAAGAATTCATGTATATGTATACCTGGGCAGAGCAAGGGGACGTTATTCCTCCCAAAACATCTGCTTATGTATATCGAGATTATGATTTCAACACGACTATTAGCAAGAATAGTCAAATTACCATTCAATACAATGCTAATAATTTGGTCTATGCCTCTATTTCTGAGTTGAAATCAACAGAAACTAAGCTGCAAAATAACATTGACAATCATAGCAGAGATACATCACGACATGTATCGGTTGAGGAACGTACAAAATGGAACGGGAAAGCTGACGCAACCCATCGCCACAAGGTTGCTGATATTGATGGTCTTGAAGCTATCATCGGCAATCAAACAACAAATAAAGCGAATCAGGCAGACCTTACTGGTCACATCAACAACAGGAACAATCCGCATAGTGTCACGAAAGAACAAGTGGGGCTAGGGAATGTTACGAATGTTGAGCAAGCAAGTAAGCAAGATCTTCAAAATCACTTAAACAATCATAACAACCCTCACGGTGTTACCAAGACTCAGGTTGGATTGGGAAACGTGACAAATGTGGAACAGGCTAGTAAGCAGGAGTTCAACGCTCACACTACTAATCGAAAGAATCCGCATAATGTGACGAAAGAGCAAGTAGGTCTAGCAAATGTGACAAACGTAGAACAAGCCAGCAAGACCGATTTTGACGCTCACGCAAGAGATACGACTAAACACATTACTCAACAAGAGAGAACTGCTTGGAATGGTAAGGCAGATGGTCGTGCGTTGACAGACCACACAGGGAACAGAAATAATCCCCACGGTGTTACAAAGGCACAGGTCGGTCTAGGTAACGTAGTCAACGTAGAACAAGCGAGTAAGAGCGAGTTTAATTCTCATTCGCAAAATTCGACTATTCACGTATCAAGCGTGGATAAGAACAGATGGAATAATGCTCAGCTAACCAAGCTGACAAACGACAACGGCAGTGCTAAGGCTGCTACAGGAAACTGGGATAGCTATGTGGAGTCAGGCATGTATACAGGAGCAGGGCTGACGAATTCACCCAAGAGTTCACGTTCTCCGCTTTATGTGACTGTAACCAAAATCGACGGTCAGAACGTCATGCAGCAGGCAGTAGACAACGCAAATACATTTACTGCGGTTAGAACCAAGGTAAATGGTGTTTGGGGAAGCTGGCAGGTGTTGCCCAGGCTGGATATGAGAGTCATTCCTTTGGAATTTGAGAGTGGTGTAAGACCATCTAAATTCGCTCTTGAGGACGATAATAAAATTTACGTAATTGGTAATGTCGTGATTTTAAAATTTGCGATTACAGGAGAATCTTTAAAAAATGCTCCTAACAACGGTTCGGTTTATGACAAAAAACTCTTCAGAATCCCCACAGATCTTTTGCCTGCGAAGCGTGGTGGCGAAACAGATTCGTTGCCAGCGCTTTATGGTAAATCTGACATGATTGTATCTCAATACAAAAACAATTCTCCTGCAGGGTCGTTTTTTTCTTTAGAAATATCATTCGATCACAAAGATGGCTTATGTCATACATATCCTCCAACCCCTGCATACCAGAATTACTGCAATATTTTTATGTGGATTAAGAAATAAATTATAGAAAGAAGCAAAACAACATGGAATTTTTAGTAGAAAACAAACTTTTTCGAGTAGACAAAACAGTAGTAACTATCCGTAAGGAACAACCTTTCACGTATTATACTCGTGAACTTGATGGAGATCGTCTAGGCGACTCTGATGAAAAAATCATTCAAGCAGTCCTAAAGCAAGTTCGTGCAGAACTTGACCCTACGAGTGCTATTGTACAAGCTCAAGCGAAACTGCAAGAAACACAAGCTGAATTGGAGCAGGCTAAACAGAAACTGGCTGAGACAGAGCAGAAAGCGACTCAAACAGAAGCGAAGCAGAATGATCTTGAAGCACTTGCGAACCGCATTAATAAAGTGGTTCGAGTGATGGCTCAAGATTCCATCATGGGTGAGAAAGTTTCTTACGGTACGACCTACAAAGAAATGGTTGAACTCTTCCCACTTGCTGAAGTCGGTAAAGTTTACGAACCTGGTGCAATCTTTGCGGTTGAAGACCCAAGTCACGCTGAAATTAATGGAGAAGGTAAACGCATCCTGATTCAAACTAATCAGTCGTTTACTTATCAAGGAGAAACCCTTGCTCAACTTGAAGGAACACCTTACCAAAATGGCGTACTAGCAACTTGGAAGTTTAGTGTACCGAAAGCACCGAATGAGCCTACTGTCGCTCCAGCAGCTGCAGTTTCTACAACAGCTACCGTGACTCCTGCAGTAACGGAACCTTCTGCTACAACAGTTGTGCCTAACCAATAACGGGGGTAACTATGGACGTCTTACAATCAACAGAGCATTTCTTCATGAATGTGCTACCAGTTGCCACGCCAATCGTTGTAGCTTGGCTTGGGTATAAAATGCCGAAGAAATCAAAGGAACTAACAGACCAAATCATTTCTGAATTGGATGATGTTAAAGGAAAAATCAAAGATGTCCAAGAAACTGCATGCGACAGCAACTCGAAAATTGATGAAGTGCAAGCAAAGCTAAAACTGCACGACGAGGCGCATCTTGTAACCATGAGAATGCGCCTTGATCGTGATATTCGCAGGGCAATCCGTCGTGGATTTACTACCAAGGATGAGTTCTATGTAGTGGAGAATATGCACAATAGCTACAAGGCGCTTGGTGGCAATGGCTACATTGACCATTTGTATAACAATTTTGAGGCGTTGCAGATTAGAGACGACATCTTGATTGAAGATGAGAAAGGGGCGCAGAATGGGTTGTAACAAACGTAGAGTTAATACAACCAATTTGGCTCGAATTGATGGTGGCGACCTTATTAAGCAAGGGGATTTGTCTTCTACTTTCGGATTTGAATTGTTAGATGAAAATTACGGTGTCATGACCTCGTTTGAGGGTCAAGATGCGGTTATTACTCTAACAAAGGGACAACGC